ATATCAATGATACCAATCCTATTATGGTTTGTATGGACATTGAGAACTTTGTTCCTAAAACCTTTTCCTCTGATATCTCAACGGGTTCTTCTTTGACTGGTTCGGGTTCTTCTACTTGAGGTGGTGCTGGAATAGGAGCCTTATGTATCTCCTCATGTTTTTCCTCGTGTTTTTGTGTATCTTCCGTAGAGTTCATCAAGGTATCGGTAATGTCATCAAATGAACAGAAACCCATTTCCACGAGTATCTCTCCAATGGTGCCCTTTCTACCCTTGACCTGTTCTGCTAAGGCTTTACTTAGTTGTCGTTTAGTGATGATATCAGCATCACATAACAATTGTCCTAATTTGATTCCATCACTCATTCATTATTCACCATCGTAGAATGTTCCTTCGGGATCCATTCCGATTTCTATATTTTCAAATACCAATAATGCTATCTGTAATTCATCTCTATATGGATTATAGAACTGACCATTAACCACACCTGAGATTTTATTATCTTCAATTTCGGTAATTTCGGCTTGACCAAAGTTTGTATAATCTTGACTACCTATGATTTCTAAATTAATTGATTGTTCTCTATCCAAAGTATCCTCAGCTCCATAGTTTAAATATAAACCAGCATCTATCAAGTTATCATTATCCTCACCATCCTTATCATACCATATAGTGGCATAATGTTCTAATTCAGGTAATACCCTACCGACTTCTCTTTGAAAGTGAAATACAAGTAGTTTCTTAATCTTACCATCTTCACCAACTGACTTTTGACCATAGGTCGTTATAGAACCATAATAAGTAAACGGATCTATTGGGTCACCATTTACCCACATTTGCATCATTGGTTCTTTTGATACTTCTTCTACTATTTTATCCTCACAACTTGGTGTGGTGAACATTACAGCTAATAATCCTATACCAAGAGCTGTTCTTATATTGTTGTATATTTCTTCGTGTTTCATTTTAAAATCCCATAAATTGATAATTAATTCCTAATTTGATATCGTATGCTGGTCTTTCCCAATAATACAAATATCTTCCTTCAGCAAAGACTCCAAGATTATCTTGAACCTTTACTCCAAATATTGCTCCCATATCATAGTCATTCCAATCATGCCACATAGCGTCTTTGAATTCAAACTCATGTGGTTTACCATCTTTTTTCATGTGGTCACGATAATGTGATGCGTTATGGTAAGCATGTAAGTCATGACCATAGTGAACAGGTAACCAATTACCCCAAGTGTGTAACCACCAATTCTCACCATAATGGTAAAAATCAATACCCAACACCAATGAGGTTTCATTTTGATTACCTAAGTTTTTCTTCACACCACCTATGTATTCCTCTAACATACCAGGAAAGTGATAGATAAAATACTCTCTATCCGTATAGGCGAATATTCTTCCATCGACATCTCTCCATAACCAATCATGTCCCCAATATTCACCACGACCATTCCAAAAAGGCCCGTCTCCTTCGACCTTCACCCATTCTCCATTAACCAATTCCAATAGTTCATCATGTTTCCAAATTGGATTACCATCTTCATCATACCCTTCCAACATATCCTCTTGATACCACATATTATCATCGATACCAAACGCGTTTTCAGCAAACTTCCACCATTGTCCTCTATACCAAGTGGTATCCAAGACCATAGCATCAAATCCATATACTGGGTGATTTCTGTGTTTTAATCCAACTGATAGGTGAAATTTATCATTCAACGCTTCAGGTGTGAGATGTAATCTTAAATCACCTTGAACATAGTTGATATCCTCCAAACCTAATTCGGTGACACCAATTTTTGCCATTAAGTAATCACCAATGTATCTCAACCAAAACTCTCGATTGACATAATCATTACCCCACTGTCTACCTTCTGACAATTTGATTAAGTATTCCCATCCCTTAACAGGACCGAATGTAGCACTTTCATTAGCGTTTGATTCTGAACCATCATACCAAGTTCCACCTTTACCAGCACCCTTGACACCTCGTTTTGGTTCATACTGAAATCTACCTACTTTTCTCAAACCAAAAGATGTTTGAAAATCAGGTTTTAAATCTCTGTTAGTTCTCTCCACAATGAGGTCACCTGTTGATAAACCACCCACTATGGCGAATCTATCATCTTGGTATCTCGGAGCGTTTAGACTGAAACTGGCATATGCCGTTGAATACTTAAAAAAGTCTCCTATGAAACTTTGACCAAACAAAGATGAGACCATTAGTAAGCCTGTTATAATTTTCTTTAACATCTGTTTTCTCCCGTTAGCGATATTATACAACAATAAATATAACCTTTGGGAATTAAATGTCGAATCTAACTACAAAACTCATTGCCATTTTATCATCATTTTTAATAGGTCTTGAGGTTTTTCCGATAACCAAACATTCACCTGCGTCGTTATATAGACCTATTGTGGTAATGTAAGGCATGAAAGCACTATGTGTAACAAAGTTTTCATAGTGTTGTGTGCCAGGATAACTTCTTTCAAATGAACCACTTCCAGCACCAACACCCGGTTGGTCACCTGGCACTGCAAATATTTTTTCAGGTATTCTTCTTGAGGGGTCGGAATCACCAACAATTGTGCTACCACTTCTCTCGAATGTTGCACTTGTATTTTTAGTTTGATTATGTTGACCTGCGGGTGAGATTACTAAAGTCTCATATTGATAAAGTGTTCTCGTTGCTCTGTATTCAAGTCGGAAACCGTTTGAAGATGTTCCTGTAAAGGCATTTATATACTTCGAACCTGTGCTTGTCATCACTACAATGCCTTGTTTGTAAAAGACATTCCCAAGAACAACACTTGAACTATCAAAATTTTCTGCTACAGAAGCAGAATAGTATGTCTTGAAATTACTAGCCTTATGTAATGCATAACTTGAAGAATAAGCATTATCATATAAATTTCCATCACCATCATCTCTAATATCAGTTGTTACATCACTAATATCATCTCTGATTCTAACTGATTTTGGTTTTACACCTTCTCCAAAAAATTGCTGTGGTATAGAAATCAATGAAGCTGAATGATGAAGTTCTCTAAAGTTTTTATTTGTATTAGATGGGCCGTAAGTGAGAAATGGTTGGGTTGCATTTACAAATCCCTTATCCACCTTTCTTTTTGGTGTGTATCTTTCGTAATATAAATGATTAATATGAAAATAGGTGGGTATATTGTAAAAGGTTCCTTGACTATACCAAGTTTTTTTAGGTAATCCCATACTTTGTGATAAAGCATTGAATGTTCCTAAACTTTGTGAAAGAGCCGAACCAGTGGCAAAATTGAATAAACTCCCACTATTTACTTTGATAGGTAACACACCTAAGTTGGTATCACTATCCGTAAAAGTAAATTTCTTATGAACTTTGAAAGGCTCTACTGAGAAATCTTGTGGGTGAACATCTCGTAAATACGACATTTCTTACCCCTTTTTATGATTAGAAGTCAAGTTTAACTTTAATTAATGCCTCACGAGAATAAGATTTCAATACAGGTTGACTCAACTTAGCTACTGCTAACAATTCATTAGCGTCATTATATAGACCGACTGTTGTTATGTAGACCTTTGGGTCAAGATAGAATGTAGGTTGTGTGAAATCACCAGTTGAAGCAGTAAAGAAAGTAGGATTGTTACTAAAGTTAAATTCTTTATTTCCCGCTCTTACAAAGTAGTGAGTTGAGGATAGTTTTTCTTCTCTTCTTGCTTGAAAGTATGCTCCACCTGCGACTTGGTTGAAAAATTTCCTTGCGTTACCAGTATTAGCATCTGAGGTTTCTAAAACTCCTTCCATTCCATCTCCAAAAGAAGTTTTATTATCAATCATATCACCATTTAATACTATAAGTCCTAAATCAGGATAGAATAATCCATAAGCACTACCTGTGACGGAAGCTGGTGAATCAATCGATGATACTCCACTTCTTATTGAACCACTAACCACATTAAATACACGACCACCTATACCAGCTTCAGGATTAGTTGTAGAATTACTGTCATCAATTAAACGGACATCATGACCTATTTTAGCCTTACTACCACTTAGTTCCAATTCCCAATTACCTGGATCCATCTTTTCTCTCATTCGTGACCGTTTCAGAGATATAACAAAAAAGTGTTTGGATATCGAACCATCACCATATGTGAATCTATCTTTATTTGGTGGTAATACTAAATTTACAAGTTGTGAGTGAATTGCTGCAGTTGATCTATTACCAGTAGCACCACCAACAGTTCCTTTTGAACCACTTCCTTGTATGTGTCCATAAGCCACACTAAACTGAACTTCTCTTTCAGCATCTGTGTGGTCTGTTTTATAGACATCATAATAATATATTCCACTTGATTGACTTTGTGCGGATTGGGTAAAGAATGTTGTTAATGTTCCAGTTCCACCACTCCAAATACCACTTGATACTGTAGCCTTAATATTACTAACAATATCATTTTCTTGGTCAAATAATTTATATGCTCCTGCTAATGCCATTTCTAACTCCTATTAAGATGAACCTGCCCCTGCTCCTGGACTACCAAGAACGGTTTTGTTTACGGTTACTGTCAATGTCTGTGTTGCTCCAGTTTGGTTACCAACAACGGTTAGCTGTGTCACTTTTTGATTAGGTGAAGTGAAAGTTTGTGGTATTAACCTTGCTGTCAATCCAACAACACTCTGTGAATTTGTAATCTCTTCACTACTCAAATTAACAGGAACTAAAGCTTGTGTTTGACCTGGTGCTGATTGTCCAACTTGTAATCTTGCGACACTTGTATCGTGAACCAAAAATGTATATCCTAAATCGTCATCTGATGAATTTAAAGTTCCGGGACTTATTAAATCACCATTACCACCACCTTGTTGAAAAGTAAAGGATGATACTGCTATATCGAGTATAGGTAGACGAGTTGTCTCTTTTGGAAGAGAGATTAATTTAAATTTTAATGCCTGTGTCTCATCTGGCACAGGTTCTAAAAGGGGCATGTTCTCAATGACTGCTCCATAAAAATTTGTTCCATTGGGATGTGAAGTATCCCACAAACGATAATCGACTTCATCATCTGCTAATGCGAACTTTGTAATTTTGAATTCGTTGTTACCACGAGCCAATAGTTCTCGACCTCTTTTGGTCAAGATAGCATCTATTGTGATTGTGGTATTATTTAAAAATCCCATGTATATTCTCCTTTGGATTCGGTAATTTTGGATTTACAATAGACTAAAACTTCTTATCTATAAATATACCCAAATTAAATTTTTCATTATAATACCTTGAGTTTTGATTCTCCACCTTCCTTAGTTTTCAATGTTGTTGGTGATGTCAATACAACTGTTACAGGTTCTAATTTATCTAATGTCGTTTTCTTAGTTTGTTGACATCCAGCAACTGTCAATCTGAACATTTGATTATCTAAGAATAAACTTTTCTTATCACTTCTTACAAATGATTCTGAATAAGCATTATCGATTGATGCACTAAATTGTGTTGTGTAGAATCTCTCAACCTCAAAGTTATGTGTGGAAAGAATTGAACCACTAATATTAGGCTGTAATACTTCTCTGAATACTCTCTCAGGTCCTCCAATCTCAATTTTAAAATTTGGATATTTTATTTCACCATCAGGATGAAAATCTTGTCCGTAAGATGAGGATAAAATATACAACGATGGTGTCCTAAAAATATCACTTGATATTGAAGAAGTATAAGTGAGATATTCACCCGAACCTGATGGTAATGAGCTAAGTGAACCACTAAATGTTGGGAATGAACCACTTAAACTTACTACAGGATTCGGTGGATTAAATATTCCAATCGAAGATGAATGATTATATAGTAATGGATTGTGCTCAGCAGAACCTGAGTAAATATTCATATCTACCTTACCTCTGTAATTTAAAGGTTCTTTTATTGGTCTATTTCCAATCACTAATTTTTTTCTTTCTAATATATTTGGTTCTATAAGTAATCCTACATTTGCGTTAGCCCTAGCAGGTATCATTTTTCTTATTTGGTCAAATACACTTGTATCATAAAATCTAATCAATCTAATATAATCCCAAAAATTATTTGGTGAATTATATTTTTTCCAATATTGTTCACCCGCATAATCCAAACCTCTATATCTCAAAGAGTATTTATCTCGTGGGTCACCTAAATAATCATCATAATCAAATCCACCAACACTCAATATAATATCTTCATTTATCACATCAGCTGGAGAAAAATATACACCGAGCTTATTACTGTCCACAGGTGCTGCATCGTATGCACTTAACTCTTGTCTTTCGTCCAAAGAGAGACTACCAAGTAATTTTTGTTTTTCAACACGAACCTTATTTTCCATTCTATTATTAGGTCCTAAGTTTGGTGTCTTTGCCTTTTGTTGGTCTACAAGTTTTCTGAAATGTGGTAAGTTACCAGATGAGTAACCAAACGCAGTTCCTGGTTGAGTATAGGTTTGATTAGCACTTGTATCACGAATTGAATTAGATGAACCTAAATTTTTATCGTCATCAAAACTATATCGTAATGTCAAATCGTGCCATGAGGCAGATAAATGATTACCATCAAAAGCCTTAGGTGCTGCCGTATGATTATCAAATGAACCACTATTAAGTGCAGTAGTCCAATATCTAAATTCCATCATACTACCACTAAATTGTGGAGCAAAATCATCGGATGGTTTACCACCAATGTATAGAGTTTCGTTTCCTACAAATGCACTATTGATTGTTGTGCTTTTCGTTGACCCACTTGAAAAGGATTTGTATATTGTTCTTTCTAATCCTGCATCATATCTTCCTACATGAAGTGAGTATAGAATATTTTGTGAAGTTGTATCAGACCTTAGATATCCAGTAGAACTCCCACTTAAATGTCTACCACCATCACCAATACTTGCACTCATCCTTGTCAACATTACATTATAAAACTCACCATCATATACTGGCAATAGACTTGATGTTATTTCAAGTGTGTTGACTCTAAATAGAATTTTACCATAGTTGTCTGATGAACCATTATCTTGTAATCTTATATGCCAATCTGTTCCAGCCTGAACAAGAGTTTGATTACTACCAGTAGCTGCACGAAATCTAAATTCTACCGTATCAGGTTTTCTACTACTGATGGTATCATTTGCCCAAGAAGTCTGTATATATTGACCACCTTTAAACTCTAAAGCCTTTGTGAATTTTCTTGTAACCATGACCCTTCTACTTCCAGCTGTGTCTCTTGGTGGTCTTGGGCCTCCATATTCCCTCACTCTCAATATAGTGCTTGGAATACCATAACAATTTATCAATCCTTTGAGTGACCTTACAGTTCCACGAGATTTCAAGAAAAAAGGCATGTTGTTAAGGATTCTTTTCCAAATCTCCCTTGATATATCTTTTTGTGGAGAAGCTGATTGAACTGAATAGGAACTATTTGAACCTGTCACATCGGCACCTATTACATAGTTTGGTAGACTAACTAAATCTTGTCCGTCATTTAAATAAAATCCAAGTGACCTACCTACATGCCATATAAGGTCTCTTGACAAACCTGTATTTATTCCATCCCTTCTATCATAAATTTGTGGAATTTGATTTATATATGTCCAAACTTTATCAAAATGTTCTCCAATCATGTTGATGAATGTTAAGAAGGCATCATTTCTCGTATCATCTTTTATATGATTTGGTATATTATTGATTAATCTATCTCTATTTTCTCTATCATAAATGGAAGCACTGATAATTTGTTTATCATACCAATCCACTGCTGCAGATTCTGATACAGAATAAAGAACATAAGGATTTAATCTTGTCCCATCTCCACTTTTCTTCGGCCACGCGTTTGCGTGAAATACTCCAAGTGATGATGATGCATATGATGCAGTAGAATTGAACATAAATTTTTCAAATGGAGTAAACTCATTTTTAATTTTTGTAACATCTGCTGCTAAAGATGATGTGTATGCATTTGTTTCAACACCACCAATACCAATAAGTGAATTACTTTGACTTTCAAATAATTCTATTCGTTGTAATTTATATCTAAAGTTTTTTACTCTATCTTCTGCAGAACTAAACTTAATGAAACTTTCAAATTGCCTAAAGTCAATACCATCCAATTCAATACTATCTTGAAAACTACCACTCAGTATTTCATTTTCTAAAATATTTGATATTGTGGAATTAGATGTTAGTAATGTAGTTTTATTTTTATAGGCAGTGTTTCTCGGTCTAAAATACCCCTCGAAGTCTTCATTACTATTTATTTTCGGATTTCGTAGAACTACATCAGATATATCTTCATCTACAAAATCTACAAGTTGAACAGTCTCTTGGTATGGTGCTGACATTTCTTTAATGACATATGTTAAATCTCCCTCTACAACATCATCAGGTAAAGGTTCGTATAGTTTAAACACAACTGCATATGGATACTCAGTATATGTTTCTTGGTCATCTTTTCGATTTATTATAAGACTTCTTCCATTTCGTCCGTATCTTAAATAAGTGTGTAAGTCTTGTGGGTCTTCTGTCTCAACATACCATTTTGAAAATTTTGTCTGTAAATTTACCGAAGTAGGACCTATATGACCAACTTCTGTTGCTACTTGATTCCAAGTCTTTTCAACTGTAACAGAGTCTTGATTGTGGACTTGTCGTATTCGTGAAATAAAATCTGCTGTAATCGGCTGAGGTGGAGTATTGTTTGGGTCAAATCGTGGTGTGACTGGCCCAAAGTTTATCCAAGCTCCTGGTGGGTCTTTGTAAACATACAAGTTACCATCAATGATAGCTTGTTGACCAACATAATCAGGCGGGTCTTGTAGTGTTGTAAGTGGTGTATCTGCATCCACTCCAGTATCATATGGTTCATTCAGTAGTGCTTCCTTAGCCGCCTTTAGTCTATCAAATTCAGGTCCTGATAAACCTGCCATTAAATCATCAAGGTCTTTTAATTTTTCATCGGTATTCTTTCTATTTTTTCTAAATGCTACAACAGTTCCTGCTACAAGAGCTGCAGCTACCGCTCCTAAAGCTAAAGCTTTTAGTAAATCTTCATTTTCTTTTGCCCAATCTGCAAATTTATCTAATAAAGAATCACCACCTACTTGTTTAGGTTTTTCAGGTTTCTTTTTACCAGTTGAAGCATCGGCACCACCATCACCCTTACCACATGCGGCCATCTTTGGGATTTCGGTATTCTCGACACCACCCCAAATAATTTTTCTTTTATCTATATCACTCATTAATCTTCATCCAAACTATGTGCATAATAAAATGCCTGTCCTTCACTTGGTGCAGTGATGGTCACATCGTGGTCTAAGGTTATTATATTAGGATTATTATTATTGTATGTTGCTTCTGTGCTCCATCCTCTGAATTGCTGATTCATGGCTCCAGCCCCACCATATGCTGTTCGTGTCAATATCACATCTGAGTTTGCTGGAACTGTTATGGTTTCACCCGTAGTAGGATTTGATGATGAACCTAAATTAGTAGTTTCATTATCTTCATTTAGTATGAATCCAACACCTTGTCGTGCATCATTCTGAGCACCCATGATTGAAATAACAGTAACTTGAACTAATACTCCACCCGATTGATTCCTATTGGACGGCCAGAAAGGTGAACTTACACCAGTAAAAGGTTCGGGTGGCCCATCTGCAGTGCTTTCAGTTGCACCAAAGTCTGCTTCTCTAAATACTGGCCCATCAGGAATAGCATTTTTCACAGCTGATGTTACCTTAACTAAGAAAGATGGTGTATGTAATATAGAATATGTATGTAGTAATTCATCAGTATCTTTACCACTTGGAAATCTAAATTGTATTGCATCATCACCGCCTTCAGTTCCATCATCTCTGAGTCTTCGTTTGTTATTATCGCCAGGTAAGGAACGCCATGCTGACCATTCTGGTTTAGCAGTTGCTATACCTTTAGATTCATAAAGTGCTAACAATGTTTCTTGTGCTCCTGCACTATAATGAAATTCTCCATTATTATTTATACCTACAGGTAGACTATCGAACTCCAATCCATTCTCAGGTCCTGGTGAACCAGTTCCGTAACTAACAATAAATCTTTTTCTCCCCTTATCAATTAACCAAAAAGAACCCCAATAGGTAATGATTGAACCATCGGGTATGTATTCCAATTGTGGTGGAGGTCCCGGTAGTTCGACATCGACAGCCTCACCATCCTCATTTATAGTCAAGTCTACTGGTGTTTGTATAAGAACTGGCTGTAAATCTTTGCCTGTGATTGTTTTAACACTTGTTACATTTGAATCAAAGTTAGGTGTCATTATCAAACAAGTTGGAACAAAAGAACCATCTTCATCAAAGGTGTGTTCAACTTGATGCTCTGTGGTAGGCCCCTCTGAATGTCCACATCCAAACTCCCAAAAGTATTGGACTTGTTGTGAATTGGTGTTGAACTCTGCACCCAAATCATCTAAGTTTGATTCACCCTCACGATTTCTTAGCATCATTGTAAATATTCTTGTTCTTGGATTAGTCGGAGATTCTGTGACTTCTATATGAGTATCAGGTATAGGGTCTTCGGGTGTATAGTTATCATTTTCAAAACTTGTTCTAACAATTTCCTCACCGACCACATATGCATCTCTCACGACCAATGTTCCACCTTGCATATATGGTTGAAATCCTTCATCTTCCGATTCCCTTCTCACATTGAATTCTAATCTAGCACTATCAGGACCTGTCCAACTAATCTGACCACCACCATCACCAGGATCTTCATTTCTATTCTCATTAAATCCATACATTGTGTAATGTAGTTTACCAAAATCTTTTTTAGAAGTTATTCCATCTTGATAATCTAATCTTGGTCTCCACCACTCTGCTGTATAGCCAACATTACCTTGAATATCATTCCAAGCGTTGAGTAAATCTG